CTAACGCACGACGGCCCGCACATAGGCTTGGCAGGCGCGCAAGGCGATCAGGGCGCTGTCGCCGTCGTCGGTGATGCGGATAATTCGTTGAGCATGCGCCGGGTCAAGTCGGGCTCGCGCGGCTGCATGAACCACGCTGCCGGCGCCGGTAGCGGCTGGCACTGCGCAGCCACTGGAGGCGTCGAGAAGGACTGACAACCGCACATCAGCAGTGGCCAGGCGGTCGCGCAGAGCCGCTTGATGACGTTGGGCATCGCTCAACTCCCGGGCATGTCGTGTGTCGCTGGCAGTGAGCTGTTGCTCAAGGGCCAGCCGTTGGTCTTGCGCGAACTGTTGCTGACGCAGAGCTGCCTGGGTCTGTGTTGCCGACAAATGTTCAATCCGCGCCGAGTAACGCCATGCCTGCACCTGCCAGACAACCGCCACCAGCAGGCCCACGCCTATCAGCCGGCACACATTTAGGAAACGCATAACGCCTCCTTCGCCCGCGCCCACAGCCGCAGGCGATCCTCCAGCCCATTGAGCCCGCCGTTGATGCGCCGCGTGATGGTGGTGAACTGCCCCTTGTCGGCCAGCTCGTTCAGGCCATTGCTCTGCCAGAACCAGCCGGCCGAGGCGGCGGCCCATTGGGGCAACTCGAGCAGCATCGGCTCGCGCAACAAACGGTCATCGCCGAACAATGCCCGGCTGCAGGCCAGATAATTGTGACTACCGGTAATCTGGATCAGCCCCCTGCCCCGGTATGCCTGGCCGTCGCCGTCGGCTTGCGGGGTATTGCCCAGGCGCGCGGCCAACGGGCCGGTGTCGTACCTGCTCAGGTACGCATCACTGCCCAGTTCGCGCACATGGCGCAACTCGGCGGATTCGTGGCCGACCTGGGCGAGGAAGGCGGCGATGCGTAGTGGGCGGTCGATCTCGTAGCGAACGAACGCTGCATTCAGGGCGGTTAAAAACAGGCCCGCACGCGCACGGGCGCCAGGCATCACCTGAAGCAGTTGGGGGAGCGTCATGAGCATGGGTTTGACTCTTGGTGATCACGCAATCTTTGTAGGCAACGGTCGTCATTGGCACATCATCTGGTGGGTGTGTGCATCTGCGTGGCAGTGGAGCAACACCACAGATCACCAAGCAACACAGTGCCGGTACCACCAAGCCACGCGAACACGCCAAGGGCCAGGTCGTTAGGATCCATCGCCACTTCTATAGAGTAAAAGTGGACGAGGTACGACCTGTACAAATAAGTCAGCTCCAGCAGAACTCCCAGCTCGGAGCAATGGGTGTGGTGGAGTCGAAAACGAAAAGGCTCGCTCAGTGGCAGGCCGTGAATTAGCGTGAACGCCATCGTGGATGACAGTCGTCAAGCCGTTCTTGATGCTGACCCGTGTACCAGCAACCTTAGCCTTCGCCAGGCGATCGGCCAGCTCTTCTTCTATTTCGAGTCGGGCGTAGCTTAGGAACAGGCGGGGATTGAACGACTCATCGCCGTAGCTCGCATCGAACTCTTCGAATTCGGCGACATGGCGATACCGCTCGGGGACCTTCTGCAGCTCGGCCTGCATGAACTGGAGCAGGTTGGCGGCATTCTTGTGCAGGTCGTACTTGCTCCAGCTGGCCACTTCGACCGACACCATCTGACGCTCTGGCGCATTGGCCGCGCTGCCGGGGGTGCAAGAGTTAATCTCGAACTCACCGGTGAGGGTATTGAGCTTCCAGCCGGAAACGCCCGGCACGTAGTTGCTGGACTGGATAGTGCCGGACATTTTCCTTGCCTCATAACGAGAAAAGCCCCAGCGAAGCTGAGGCCCTGAATAGGTGTGCGCGTCTTCCCGCGCTGCCAGCCAAAGACAATTCCAGTGTCGACGCCCCAATGCACGATCTCGCCTGTACTGTCTCGCCCCCCCTGGAAGCACAGTGAGGTCAGGATGCGCGGGCTGCCGGTGTTTTCTTGCATCGCGGTACTACCGGCTTATCCGCGCCCAGGCATCTCCCGAAGGGCCACCCTGGCTGTGGCGAGCCTGAATCAGAACTGAAAAAGCCCAGCGCGACGGCTGGGCTCTATTACGCAAGGAGATAGAAGATCATGGAGTCCAGTAAGCAATCTTGCCGCCTGCACCAACAGCTACAAAGTTGCCGTTACCGAAGGCGACGCTCCGGATATCGGCTCCTGCGAAAGTGTTGGCTTGCTGAACCCAGCCGATCCCATCCTCGGAAACGGCTGTCTTGCCGCCGTCGCCGACCGCTACATACTTGCCATTACCGTAAGCAATGTCGCGGATGATGGTTCCACCGAAACTGGTATCTTCAACAGCAGTCCAGATAAGCCCACCGGATGAATATGCCATCTTGCCATCCGCACCAACGATAAACATTTTCCCGTTGCAAAGCTTCATGGAAAGGATGGTGCTAGTGCCGAAGGTGCTGGTTCTGGTCGCAAATGATTGCGGATTCTCCGTCGGCATCTTCACAGCGCTAAGCAGCTTCCCATTCGATCCCGCAACCAACACAAAATCGCCAATGACGTTGACGCAGTACACAGTCTCGCCAGAAGTGAAGGTCGTAGTGCGCTCCACCTGGCCTGACCAATCGCCATAACGGGAAAAGACTTTACCGTTAGACCCAACCAGTATCCAGGTCGTGTTGCTGCCGAAAATTGGGTCATAATACACAATGCCTTGCAAGTCTCCGGACGCGCGAACAGTTGCCGTAATGTCTGTCCAAGCCCTTTCAGGGCGTGCTGTGCTGCCGTAGACCACATTGCCGGATTGAGAAAGGGCTTGAAGCTGTACCCCAATACCGTTCCAGTACAGGTCGTTGAGGACCTTTCCGCTATCAGAGGTGACGGCGCCCTTAAGCTTGGTCCACGCTGTACCAGTCGTGCCTCCGCTGACAAGCTGAGTGGTTGTGGGAAGACCGTTGCCACCAGCCGCATAAAACTTGCCGTCCCCAAAAACCACGCGCCTAAGCATGCCGGTGTTATCCACCGGTTGCACTTGGGTCCAAAGATCTTGCAAGGTTTGAGACGCCGAATTTGCGTTTTCCATTTTAAACTCCGCTACTGAGCTGATTTAAGTTCAGGCCTCTATATTGGGCGTATGGCGCTCATGGGCGATTGCTCGAGGCTCGCGGCCTTCACATGATTCAGCGTCCCACATCGGGAACATTTGATCTGGAGCTCTGTAAACCCACCCGTGCGGGCGAGAAGTCTTTCGCAGTTACCGCATCTGAATTCTTTCAACATCTGCAAGTCCGTTTATTTATCTGCCAAGCTCCCTCCCGCTCGTGCGAGCAGTGGGGGCCTTGGCTGGCTTGGAAGCTACTGTTGCGATCTGGCAGTATCGAGACCAGGCCGAGGCTATCCCGTAGCAATGCATTGACTACTCCTGCAACGAACGGTACTGGTCTGGATCGTCGATGTTCGTGACTTCCCAGCTGCGGGCAAACGGCGGTTTGCCGGCGGGATCGTCGAGCAGTGACGGGCCGAGGTAGAAGTTTTGGTTGAAGGAAACGGTCCAGGTGTCGTAGTCCGTTTCCGCACCGGTGAGTGAGGAAGGTGCCGCGATAATGGCGGAGGGCAGGTCGCACTGCTCGGGTGGCAGGCCCCAGCGGTTGTCCAAGGCAAGGTCCATCAATTGGCTGGCCAGATCGCAGGCGTCAAACGGTGCCGACGCCCTGCCGACCATGGCCCTGAGCGAGATCGACAACGCATGCGCCTTGCGTCCTGCGAGGGAACGAACGCCCGGACCGTTGCGCTCCACGCTGATCAAAACGCCGGTGTTATCCGGCGCGCCGGAAAAGTCCTGGTGATTGCCTACCCGTAGTTGCGGGAACGCGCTCTTCAGTGCAATCCCAATTGCCATCGGCAGTTGCGAAGGTTTTTCGAGAAGTGTCATTTGCTTGCATCCTTGCAGCGGTTACTGCTGATCCGGGCGAGAGGTCGGGGCCTCGTTGACCCCGACGCGCCTGGCCGCCCAACGTTCATAAAGGCCGATGGCCACGTCCGCGCCGGCCATGGCGGTCAGGCAACCTATGGCTCCGGCGGTCCAGATCGACATACCGGCGGCGTAGCACAGCATCAAGGCCGAGACCCCGCAGACCATGCACGCCCCGGACCTTAGCGCCAGGCGCCGAACCAGCGACCAACCGCGGGCGCCTTCCTTGTCGGCGCGCCACATCTCGCCGGAAACGCCGCCGACCAGAGCCAATATGATCACCAGCCAGATAGGCATTTCCGCTAACGCTTGTTGTTCGTTTGTCATGTCACGCCTCCTGGCTGAGCACTGAATAGTCCGTTTTTCAATTACACACACTTCGATAGGTAGGCATTCCAAAAAGCCCGGTCGCCCGGGCTTTTCAGTAATGATGTCCTCGGACTTTCGGCGCTACTGGCGCGGTACGGTCCTTTCCTGAATATTTTTCCGACCACGATCCCTGTCTGCCGGATAACTGCTTCTGGTGCTTTACGCTGCACACCCGGGTCAGTTGCCAACCCTCTGAACCGTCAAGGCCGGTTCATCGATGCCTGTTCTTGAAGCTGGGTGAAACTAAAGAGCGTCGGCATCCTTGCCGGTGTTGCCTGGCATCCCTGCCATCGCTCTGATGGCGTCCTTGCCGATGTTGCGTGCCTTCCCTGTCTTCCTTGGCAGCATCCTTGCCACCTCCACCAGGCCTTGTTGGCTGGCTTGAGATGAAGAATATGCATGTATGCATATACAGTCAATGCATAAATGCATTTATTTTGGCGATCGGGATGCACCAACGCATTGGAAGCCCTGCGCGCAACGGGTTTGCCGGTTTTCTGAAGACGAAAAAAAGCCCGCTCGTTGGCGGGCTTTGGCTTACGTAAGGAGGTTAACGGGCATACATGCCCCACCAGAAAACATGACCGAGGATGCTGATCTGCTCATCCTGTATATCCTGGAAGCTGTAGTCTTCATCCGGATGTTCTTCACGGTTGAAGCTGCGCAGGCGAATCCCGGAAGGCAGGCGGTAGAGCTGTTTAACCCGCAGCTGTCCATTGTGATTGATGGCATACAGGTCACCATCAACGATGTCTCCGATCCCGCTCTTGCCGGCATTTACCCCCACCGTCGCGCCATCGCGCAGTACTGGCAGCATACTGTTGCCACGCACCGTCACGCATTTGGCCTGGTCGAACTGCACGCCGTTGTGCCGAAGGCTGCGCTTTCCAAAACGCAGGCTGGCTTTCTCGCTTTCCTCGATGACGAATCTTCCTGATCCAGCAGCCAATTCAACCTCGCGCAGAAAGGGGATCGACACCTCGTCATCATTAACGGGCGTGTCGTCGTCCCACAGGCTTATGTCCTTGAGTTCCGAATGCATCGGGTCGCGCGCGTCATCACGCAAAGCACCCACCCCGGCGCGCCCGCGCAGGTGGTCGGTACTGACGCGGAAGTACTCGGCGATGCGCGAGATGTGTTTGTCCGACGGATCAACGATCTTGCCGCTGAGGATCCGGGACAGGGTGGATTGAGGCACGCCGGTGCGTCGGTGCAGCTCCGTGGGGGAGATCCGGTCGCGGTCCAGCAGCTCTTTCAAGACGATAGAAACGTTGCGTTTTTGCATAACGCGGATATTGACGGGAGTTTTTGAGCTTGGCAAATGCTAATTTGCATATTTATGCATTAACCCCCCAATTTCAATTAGCCGAAACAAAATACTGTATATACAGCCAGCTATTTTGCGCTCTATTATCCCGCCAGCTTGATAGTGCCGCCGGGCGACACCTTGCTTGTCGACAACTAAGGGCCTATGTATAAGACTCTGTAACAACATAGCCAGCAACGACGGAGGTGCTCATGGCTTATTCAGCGCTAGCTGTCGCTAACGCCTTCATTGAACGCTCGAAGGAAGGAAAGCTTTCGGGCCTGACGCCCATGAAGCTGCAAAAACTGCTGTTCTATACGCAGTCCTGGCATCTGCGCGAGCGGGATCAACCGCTCATGGATGACCACTTTGCGCGCTGGCAATATGGCCCGGTCATCCCGTCGCTGTACCATGAGTTGAAATCCTACGGTAATCGCCCGGTGACGTCGCTTCTCAGCAACCTGAAACCCGACGCCGAAGACATTGTCTTCGTTACACCGAGGGTTCCCGAGAGCGATACCTACACCCATCGTTTGATTGACCGGATCATCAACAAATACGGCAAATGGTCCGGCACTCAACTGTCCAACCTGTCCCACGAGGACGGCACAGCCTGGGCCCTAAAGGGTGCCGACGGCTCCGCCATTGACTGGGAAGACATGGCGACACTCATTCACCCAAAGAGCCGCATCCGTGAGTGAAGAACTCGACAATCTTGAACTGACCCTGCCCCCGGTGGCAGGGCCTGACCAGGACTCCCAAGCCGGTGGCGAGCAAGCCATAGGCCCCGACGATGAAAGAAACCAGAATCTCAAAGACCAGAAGGCTGAAAGGCAACTGCGCAAGAAGTATGCGGGGCGTGCGTTTTGGTTTGCGGCTTGTGGCGTGATTTTTTGGGCGGTTCTGTTGGTGTGGAATGGGTGGTCGACGTATTACTCGGGTAAAGCGCCGTTCTCGGATAACGTGTTAATTGCCATCACTACGGCGACTTCAATCAATTTGTTTGCGGCGTTTCTTGGGGTGATCAGAGGGCTGTTTCCGGCTAGTGGCCGTAGGTCCAGATAGCCTGTTGGACCGCGCAGTAATTCCAACTTTGAAGGATTAATATGCTGCGAAAAAGCCAGATCATCACTCTCCCGGCATTGATCGCATCGGTACTTTTACTCACAGGCTGTCCGCCACCAGCTGAATTCACACAGTGGCAGCGTGCCTCCACGAGCGTCGATGATGTTAAGGCTGCGATGGCGGAATGTGGTGACCCTGTAGGCGGCTCATTGACTCAATTACCCATAAATGAACAGGTACTCCAATTTCAATGCATGCAACTTCTGGGATTTAAACGTAAAGACGGTTTTGAGTTCTGTGATGTCATGAAAGACACTCCGGCCTGCGTTGAAGCAAAGAAAGGTCGTCCACTAAGCGTGTCCGAGCTTGAGGCTTTGCCGTTTAAAGATGATGACGGTTTCTACCCGATAAAACCCGATTCTGGCCGGTTTGAAGACATGCAGTTTCGTGCAATGGCGGCTGTGCGTGGGAGACCTTCGGGTCTGCCGGGTTCCTGTATCTCCGGTTTCTCAGCCTGCGCACAGCTGCCACCTATTCGCCTGAGAACGAACGTGGTAGCTCTCACTTGATATGGGAGTTTTACCAATGACTGCTACAAATCCGCCTGCGTTAACCACCCTCGGCGTCACCCCCTTCTCCTTTCACTCCGACCAGCCTCTATTCCGCGTCAACAGCGGTGTTTCCCTGCAAGAAGCCTTGCACCACGCCTCCGATCTTCTCCATGTCGCCAAGATGCTCGCAGAAGATGCGGCGATGACCAAGGAGACGGACCGTTATGCCTGGGCGTCGCATTACTTGCAGGAGATGGTCAAGGCGGTGATTGATGATGTGGTGAAGGTGTTGGATTCGCCCGGCAACATTCAGTAAGGCGATAAAAAGAAGGGGGCGGTGTATTTGAATGAATGCGCTGCGCCCTTCTTCTATTTCTACCTGGTCGTTTGCGACCTGCGAAGGGTCGACTTCGCATGTTAACCTTGCGCCCATCGCAAAAAATGCTGGGCCAAGCGCCCAATGCCGATCAGTTAAGCGACCAGGATTGGGCAAGGTGTGAGGTTTTCGAACTTCAGCGATGCGGGTGATGCGGTCCGCAGGTACAGCGCGGTGATCCCATCGCAGCCTCGCTAAAGCTCGACAGCTCCCACATTCGACCTGCTTTGTTTTGACGTGCGCATTTCCAAACTGATCGACACTGGACCACGCGCCCCCTTTGCCCCATCACTTTCAACGAATTTGCCTATTACCCAATGAGTAAAAACACCTCCGATCTGTCCTCCCACACGCCAATGATGCAGCAGTATTGGCGCCTGAAAAACCAGCACCCTGATCAGTTGATGTTCTATCGCATGGGCGACTTCTACGAGATCTTCTACGAAGACGCGAAGAAGGCCGCCAAGTTGCTGGATATCACCCTGACCGCGCGCGGGCAGTCGGCTGGGCAGTCGATCCCGATGTGTGGGATTCCTTACCATTCATTGGAAGGCTACCTGGTCAAGCTGGTGAAGCTGGGCGAGTCGGTGGTGATCTGTGAGCAGATTGGCGACCCGGCGACCAGCAAGGGGCCGGTGGAACGTCAGGTGGTGCGCATTATTACGCCGGGCACGGTGAGTGATGAGGCGCTGCTGGATGAGCGTCGCGACAACCTGATCGCTGCGGTGTTGGGCGATGAGCGTTTGTTCGGCCTGTCGGTGCTGGATATCACCAGCGGCAACTTCAGCGTGCTGGAGATCAAGGGTTGGGAGAACCTGCTGGCGGAGCTGGAGCGTATCAATCCGGTGGAGTTGTTGATTCCGGATGATTGGCCCAAGGATTTGCCGGCAGAGAAGCGCCGTGGGACCAAGCGCCGTGCACCGTGGGATTTCGAGCGTGATTCGGCGCTGAAAAGTTTGTGCCAGCAATTCTCCGTACAGGACCTCAAGGGCTTTGGCTGTGAGACCTTGACCCTGGCCATCGGCGCCGCCGGCTGCCTGCTCAGCTACGCCAAGGAAACCCAGCGCACGGCCCTGCCGCACTTGCGCAGCCTGCGCCATGAACGCCTGGACGATACGGTGGTTCTGGATGGCGCCAGCCGTCGCAACCTGGAGCTGGACACCAACCTGGCGGGCGGGCGCGATAACACGCTGCAATCGGTGGTGGACCGCTGCCAGACTGCGATGGGCAGCCGCTTGCTGACCCGATGGTTGAACCGTCCGCTGCGGGATTTGACCGTCCTTCAGGCACGTCAGACGTCTATTACCTGCCTGCTTGACGGCTATCGCTTTGAAAAGCTGCAGCCGCAACTCAAGGAAATCGGCGATATCGAGCGCATCCTCGCGCGGATCGGCCTGCGTAACGCGCGGCCCCGTGACCTGGCGCGCCTGCGGGACGCGTTGAGCGCCCTGCCGCAACTGCAAGTGGCAATGACCGAACTGGACACGCCGCACCTGCAACAGCTTGCAGTCACCGCCGGCACTTACCCGGACCTCGCGGCGCTGCTGGAAAAGGCCATCATCGACAACCCGCCGGCGATCATCCGTGACGGCGGCGTTTTGAAAACCGGCTACGACAGCGAGTTGGATGAGCTGCAATCGTTGAGCGAAAATGCCGGGCAGTTCCTGATCGACCTGGAGGCGCGCGAAAAAGCCCGTACGGGCCTGGCTAACCTGAAAGTCGGCTACAACCGCGTACATGGCTACTTTATCGAGCTGCCGAGCAAACAGGCCGAGTCGGCGCCTATCGACTATCAACGTCGCCAGACGCTCAAGGGCGCCGAGCGGTTTATCACCCCGGAGCTCAAAGCGTTCGAAGACAAGGCGCTGTCGGCCAAAAGCCGCGCCCTGGCGCGGGAAAAAATGCTCTACGAAGCCTTGCTTGAGGACTTGATCAGCCGCCTGGCGCCGTTGCAGGACACCGCTGCCGCCCTGGCGGAACTGGACGTGCTGAGCAACCTTGCCGAACGAGCGCTGAACCTGGACCTCAACTGCCCGCGGTTTGTCAGCGAGCCGTGCATGCGCATCGTGCAAGGTCGTCACCCGGTGGTGGAGCAGGTGCTGACCACGCCCTTCGTCGCCAACGACCTGTCGCTGGACGACGACACTCGCATGCTGGTGATTACCGGCCCGAACATGGGTGGTAAATCCACTTATATGCGCCAGACCGCGCTGATCGTGCTGCTGGCACACATCGGCAGCTTCGTGCCGGCGGCCAGTTGCGAGCTGTCCCTGGTGGACCGGATTTTCACCCGGATCGGTTCCAGCGACGACCTGGCCGGTGGGCGCTCGACGTTTATGGTGGAAATGAGCGAAACCGCGAACATCCTGCATAACGCCACCGACCGTAGCCTGGTGTTGATGGACGAAGTAGGACGCGGCACCAGCACGTTCGACGGCCTGTCCCTGGCATGGGCGGCGGCCGAGCGTCTGGCACATTTGCGCGCCTATACGTTGTTTGCCACACACTATTTTGAGCTGACGGTGTTACCGGAAAGCGAGCCGCTGGTAGCCAACGTGCACCTCAATGCCACCGAGCACAACGAGCGCATCGTGTTCCTGCACCATGTGCTGCCGGGCCCGGCCAGCCAGAGTTATGGCTTGGCGGTCGCGCAGTTGGCCGGCGTGCCCAATGATGTGATCACCCGCGCCCGCGAACACCTGAGCCGCCTGGAAACCACGGCCCTGCCCCATGAAACCGTGGTCGCCAGCCCCGCCAAGGCCAGCAGGAAACCCGCCGCGCCGCACCAGAGCGACCTGTTCGCCAGCCTGCCCCATCCGGTACTCGATGAGCTGGCCAAACTTGATCTGGATGACGTGACGCCGCGTAAAGCGCTCGAAATGTTATATGCACTGAAGACTCGGATATAA